TTAGAGCTGGTCTTTTTTGCCTGGTACCGATTTGATACCAATCTGGAGCTTTTCCAGCTCCCCCCAGTCTGAGCTTGAGTTGAGCCAACGCGCATACGTCGTCAGCAACATTTGGACGCTGTGGCCAAGCTGCTGAGCGATGAATGCGGGGTTCATGTTGGACATTAAGCATATTGTCGCATAAGTATGACGGCAGTTGTACGGCGGCCGATGAGGCAGCGCTAAAGCCTTCAGCGCTGGCCTCCACTGTTTGTGCAGGTCCGACGTCTGTTTGATGTACTCGCTGTTCTTCGAAGGCGGGAACACGTAGGGCGTTGTTTTGATCTTGCCGATGCCGTTTGCACGACGCTCTGCGTATCGACGGGCGAACTCGAGCGCGTGCAGCGCTCGTTCATTCAGCAGAACAAAGCGGTCCTTGTTGGTCTTGGTTCGCTCCTCGACGAGGCCAAGCGCTACGGTGCGGCAGACATGTACCTGGCGTTTCACAAGGTCGACAGCATCCCAGCGCAACGCCGCGACCTCCGACAGCCGAAGCCCCGTGAAGAATGCGAACTCAAAGAATGCGGCATAGATCCCGCTAGGCCAGTGCGTTGTCTGGTACAGATGAGCAATGATGCGGTTCGCTTCATCCAAGGAGAACGGGCTGATCTCCTTTCGCGATCGCTTGGGTCGGTCTATCGTCGCGGCCGGGTTCTTCTTGATCAATTCTTCAGCTACTGCCGCTTCTAGAATCGTCGACAGTTTGACCAGGGCGTTACGCCGAACACCTGGCGATGTCCATTCCGTGGCCGCAATGATGCGGCGAAGGAGTGTGGTGGTGATTTGATCTATGCGGATCAGTGCCAGTGGCGGAATCCAGTACAGATTCAGTGCACCTTTGTAGTTGTTGCGCGTGCCTGTTGTGATGACTCGACCATCAAGCCAAAGCTGTGCGTATTCGTGAAAGGTTGGAATGCTGTTCAGCAGAACGGCCGAGCCGGGGAACAGCTCGGCGTACTTGGTATCATCCAGGAGACCGAGCTTGATCAGGCTTTTTACTTGATCGCGTAGTTGGGATGCAGCTTTAATGCCTTTCTGCGTCGCGGGGTAGGGGAGCGTTTCGCATCTGCGGACCCCGTTCCAAGTAAAACGAATCCTGAGGGATTTGCGGAAGAGTTCCACTCCACTGGGCAAATCCATTGTGCTTCTTGCCATTCCTCGTACCTTCTTTTGCTATACATAATGCGATGTCCCTGCTTGTTCCAGACCCCTTCGGGTATCTGTTTGCGTGCGCGGCGCGTCGCAAGAGCCCTAGACGAAATGCCTAAGAAATGGGCCATAACTTCCTCCGACACCTTATCTACGTCAGGGTGAGGTACGGATTCCAAACTGCTATTAGTCATTTCCTTAACCCTCCCTTCTGTGTGAGTAAGGTGCTTCTTCCGATGAGCACGGGGCCGGACGTTCCGTCCGTTGCGACTGAGGGAAAAGTAACCACATCACGTAGCCTCCACAGTAAATTGGTTGGCGGTGCCGAGTGGTTGTCCTACTAAGCTGCCCTGGATTCCTGTTTGCAGCTGCGCAGCCATTGCAAGTGCCTGTTCGCGTAGTGATCGGGCATCACGCTCGAGCTTCTTGCCGGTACGAAAGGCGCTGAAGGTTTCGCCGGCGATCCGCAGCAACTCGCTGATGGCGACCAGCGTCTGGTGTTCGGCCGGGCCGAAGAGGGGGGCTGCTTCAAGTCTTTTGCAGGTTTGCGCCAAGCGAGTGTGATCGGCCCGGATGAACTGCAGGGAGGCCCGAAGCTCGCTGATGGTTTTGGCGCTTGCGGCGCGTTGGATGTCTTCACCCTCGCGCAGGCCGGTCTCCAGACCATCGCTGCGGCCTATGATGTAACCGCCCCAGAGCAGCAGGGCGGCCAGAGCTATCAGAATGATCAGTGCACCGATTTGTATTGTGGTCATCATGTGGTGTGCTCCTAGGATTGTCGTTGGCTGGTGGTGACAGCCGTCAGTGGTGTGGGGGCCGTTTGGCGTTGGCCGTCCTGCTGGCGTTGCATGTCTTCATCAGCCTTGTAGGCGCGGATGTCGATCAGCGAGGCAACATGGCGGATGTGCGCGTACTTCAGCGCCTTGCGGCTGGTGTCCAGCGTGGTGATCGGAAGCTGGATCCGGCCGCTGTTGATCTCCGTCACGAACGACTGCTCGTTGAGATTGCGAAAGTACTGCTCGCGTACTTTTTCTAGCGGGATCAGGACGTCACCGAAGATTCGATAGAGCAGTTCGACGGTGGCCGATTCGGGCGCCGGATGAAGGCGAAGCGGATTTTGTGCAGCGTTACTCATGGCCTTGTCTAGCCTCCTTGCGTTGTTGTCGTGCCGGGTGGTTCCAGGCATTCAAGCAGTGGCGTCTGGTCAGCTCGCGCAGATGTTCGGGCACTTCGAGGAGCGCGGCGTTGCGCTCCTCGCGTGTGCGCATGGCTACTATCTGGCGGGCGTACTCCCTAGGCCACGTCACGGCGATCTGCCGGGATGGCGGGTAGATCGATGCCCAACTGGTCGGCTAGCCAGCGGATACCGGTTTGCATGACGCGGGTCGACTGGCTGTACTGCATTCCGCATTTTTCGTCATACCAGGGGCTGTCCTTGACCCGCAGGTACGCTTTGTCGCGCTTCGGGTACGCCGGCAGGTTTCCCTTGAGCAAACCTTTTTCCCGCATGAGAGCGATCAGTTTGGGGCGAGTGAGGCCGAGTTGAGCGGCTGCTTGGGCGAGAGTGCGTTCCATAGCGCCCTCCTCATGCTGCGTGCGCAGCTGGAGTGGCCGCTGCAGCAAGGTGGTTGATGGACTCAATGACCTTTGCGTAAATCTCGGCATCGGAGTCGTACAAGGTGAAGCAGCGTGTGTGCGGACTCTTGTTGCCGATACTCAAGATCGCGGTGACGCCGCGGCGTGTATGAGTGCGATGCAGCACCACATGCAGGGGAAGTTCAAAACCCATGTCGAGGCTCAGCACGCCGCCGGTGTGCACCAGTTCGAACACGCGCTGCTTGTCCTGGACTTCAACGCGACCGTATTGACGATCGGCATGCGGGAGAGGCACCAGGTCGCTGGAGTTGCTCGCGTCGAACGGACCGTTGGCAATCTCTTCAATGAAATCGGCCAGTTTGAGGTGCATCTTCTTGTCGTTTGGCAGGGTTAGCGTGTGGCGTTCGCTGCCCAGTTCGACGACAAAAGTGCTTTCCACTGTGCCGCGCTCAGCCTTGAGACGGAATGCCAGGCATTCACGCTTCGGTGCTGTGCGCAGGACATGGTTGAAGGTCTCGGTCAGGTTGACCTGGGCGTTGAGCAACTGCAGGGTGCGGTTGTCGATCTTGTACTTGATCATGCTGCGTGCCCTCCACCGTTCGGATCGATAGGAGAGGGCTGGCAGGACTTGGCGACAAGCTTGGGTTTGCTGTTATGAATGACGACCAGACAGCCCGTGGCGAGCTGCAGCTGTTCGATCAGTTTGCGATTGCTGACGCATGCAGGATGGACATGTAGGGATGCGGTGGCGCGCATGGTGATGCCTCACTGTGGTTGGAGAGTGAGGCAAGTAAACAATCTGTTTGGTTTTTGGTCAACACATTTTGTTTGGCGTCAGATCAGAGAGGGGCCTTTCAATGGACGTATTGATGACCACCAAAATATGCGGCCAAGAATTACCACCCGTTGAGCCATGATCTGATCGAAGTCATAGTCTTCGTCAGCGTATTCCTGTGAATTGAAGCTCCTCATCTTGATGCCGTTGGCAGTACGTTGAAGAAACTTAATCCGAAAATGCCCGTCGTGGTCGATTGCGTACATTTCGCCGTCAACGATTCGCGTCATTCCCGTATCAATGCCGACTGTCGCTCCCGAAAGAATCAGTGGGTGATTACTGTTCCCGCTGTTGGTGGCAAATACAGCGTTTGAGGGATCTACTCCGCAAGTCCTCATCGTAGCTCGTGAAAAACGAAGCTTGGGCCCAGCGATCTCCTGAACCTCTGTACGCGCAACCTTTCCAGGCCCAGAGGATAACTCCACTTCCTTGTACAACCTTAGCTCCACCTCGTCATTGTCTATTGGTGTTTCTGAGTCCCAAGGAGCCATTGGCTCCAGCACGTAAAGCGGCGAATCGTTAGCAGCCGGGCGTAATGGGTTTCGCTCAGTGCTCTTGGTCCGCATTGGTACATCTTTCCCTTCTAGCCACTCGCGCTCCACGACAAGTGTCAGCGCAACTTCGCCGACCATGTACGCGGGGACGCCCCTAGCTTTCCAGTTCGTGATGTTCTGGTCGTTCTCGAGATCGAGAATTCGAGCGAGCTGGGCCCCCGTCAATCCGGAGTCTTCGAGCGCTTCACGAAAGCGTTGGCCTTTGAGGTTTTGCGTTTGTTTACTCATAAACAGAATGTTACAGCGCTTGCATTCAGATGATAACAAACGTATTGTTTGGTCCTGCCGTTCAAATTGTTTGGTATGGATAACGTCATGAGTACACCTGCTCAGATATTCGATTTAGTACTGCAGGTTGCTGAGGCCTCCGGCAAAAGCCCTTCCCAGCTTTCGCGAGAGTGCAAAATCAGCCCTCAGAGATTCTTTAATTGGCGTCGGCGAGGTATCCCAGTCGCACAGGTTCGACATCTGTCGAAAGCACTTTCTGGAGCGCTGCTACCTCATCAGCTTAGGCCGGATTTACCCGAGATATTCCCAGCCGAATCCGACGCTGAAATACAAGCTGCATAGAAAAAAGGCGACCCAAGGGTCGCCCAGTTTCTCCCGACAGCATCACCACAATGCTATCGGGTCGCGATGTTAGAAGGCGAGCACACCACATGCCGCCGACGTTCATCGCGTTTCCAAGGCTCGGAAGCCTTGGTGTTGCTGCCGTTCTTACCACAGAGCTGGCAGCTGTTGCGCCAGGGGTGAACAACGGATTGTTCGCCCCGGCACGGTGCCGGTGTTGGTCTTACGAACCTAGCCGGCTTTGGGCCTCTCCAGACCACGCGGCAAATGTATCACCAACTTCTGTCGCGCGGCACTGGCAACTTTTAGGATTAATGCCATGAGCCGAATTGCTCTGAGTTCTCTGGAACGGGCGCAGCGGGAAATCCTGCCGCTCGATTTAGCGTTGTATCACGCTGCCCGCGATTATCCGGGCGGGGCTGCTGCCATCGCAGCCACGACCGGTCGTAACTCGACCACACTGCAGCACAAACTGTCGCCGACCCACCCGAGCCACTCCATCAACATTCAGGAGTTTGGCGAGATCCTCGAACTGACCAAGGATCGCCGCATTCTCGATGCGGTGCATGCGCTGGTCGGCGATACGATCTGGCAGGAGCTGGCCGACACCTACACCAACGACATGCCCGAGACTCTCACAACGGGTATCGCCGAATACTTCCGCCAGGTCGCTGATCTGGCCGAGACCTGGGCCAAAAGCATCGGCGACGGTGTGGTGACTGACCAGGAACTGGCCGCGATTCGCCTGCAGGTGTTCCGGGGTATTCAAGGGCTGCTGGGTTTGTTCAACCGCGCCACCTACGTCAACCAGACGACGCGAGGTGCTGACCGTGGCTGACATCGCCGATTTCGCCAACGATCTGGTGCAGGAGCGCATCGATCAGGCCATGGCCGCGCGTAGCGCTGCCAAGGCCGAAAACGCCGCCCATTCCTTGCTTTTCTGTGAGGCATGTGACGATCCGATCCCGGAGGCCCGCCGCTTGGCCCAACCGGGTTGCTCGCAATGCATCAGCTGCCAGTCCCTCTCTGAGCGGGGGATTCAGCATGCTCGATGAAGTATTGGGGCAATTCGCCGATTACGGTCTCGAGCCAACGCAACCGCTGGTGTTCGGCAAGCTGACCCGCTGCAAGACTTCGCAGGACAAGGGTAAGGAAAAGAACGGCTGGTACGTGGTTCACGAGCAGCGCACGGAGAAGGGCGACACCCTGATCTTCGGCGCCTTCGGTGACTGGCGTTCGGGTGAGACGCAGAAGATCAAGGTCAAGGCCGGGCGCATGTCGCCGGAAGAGCGCGAAGTCATGCGCGCCCGTCAGGAAGAAGCCAAGCGCCGCGCCGCGGAAATCGCGAGTAACGCTGCGCGGCGGGCCGCGAAAAGGGCGCAGGGTTTGTTCGAGCGCATGCCGACCACCGGACGGAGCGACTACCTGGATCGCAAGCAGATCGTTGGTATCAAGGTCCGTTATGCGCCACGCACCGGCGCCGTGTTGGTGCCGATGAGCGATGCGCACAACCAGCTTATGGGTCTGCAGGTCATTTTCCCCAGCAAGCAAGAGGACACCGGCCGCGACAAATCCTACTGGCCTTACGGCATGGCAAAGGAGGGCGCATTCCACCTGCTTGGATCGTATCCAGAGCCAGGTGAGCCGGTGCTGGTCTGTGAGGGTTACGCCACCGGCGCCAGCCTGCACATGGCGACCTCGCTTACCGTGGCCGTCGCCTTCGACGCCGGTAACCTGCTGGCCGTATGCAAGGCCATGCGTGAGCGTTTTGCCGGTTGCCCGCTGATTATTTGCCGCGATGACGACTGGAAAACCACCAAGCCCAACGGCGATGCCTGGAACCCGGGTGAAGAGAAGGCCAACAATGCCGCCCTTATTGTCGGTGCCCAGGTGGTTGCGCCGATCTTCTCGGTCGAGCGTCACGACAAGTGGACTGACTTCAACGACCTGCACGTAGCCGAAGGTCTCGACGCAGTTCGTCGTCAGGTACTGGCAGTGGTGCGTCCACCAGCGGCCGGTGGCTGGAAAGACCAGCTTGCTCGCAGTGAAAGCGGTGCCCTGATCGCGCACATGCAGAACGTCGAATTGATACTGGCCAATGACGAACGTTGGGCCGGGGTCATCAGCTACAGCGCCTTCAGCTCGAAGATCGTCAAGCTGCGTGCGGCACCCTATGGCGGCGGTACCGGTGAGTGGGCTGACATCGACGACATGCGGGTGATGAAGTGGCTCGCGCAGCAGTACAACTTGCGCGTGAAGTCTTCGCACGTGATCGAGGCGGTGAGCGTCGTGGCCCATGACCACGCGTTTCATCCAGTGCGCGAGTATCTGAAAAAGCTGGAATGGGATCGCGTGCCTCGCCTCGAAGCCTGGCTCACTGATGTGATGGGTGTGCCAGCGTGCGACTACACCGCCAAGGTCGGCAAACGCTGGTTGATCTCCGCCGTGGCGCGGGTGATGAAACCTGGCTGCAAAGCTGACTCGGTGATGATCCTCGAAGGCGCACAGGGCGCTGGTAAGTCGACCGCCATGAGCATTCTCGGTGGCGATTGGTTTATGGACACCCCGTTTGCCCTCGGCGACAAGGACGGCTTTCAGGCGATTCGCGGTAAATGGATCGTCGAGCTCGGTGAGCTGGACAGCTTCAACAAAGCCGAGAGCACCAAGGCCAAGCAGTTCTTCTCCGCGTCCACCGACACTTACCGCGAGAGCTACGGCCGCAGAACCATGGACGTGCCACGCCAGTGTGTCTTCGTCGGCACCACCAACCAAGACGAATACCTCAAGGATGCCACCGGCAACCGTCGTTATTGGCCGGTGGCCTGTACGAAGGTCGACCTCCCTTTTCTGCGCGAAATCCGCGACCAGCTCTGGGCTGAGGCGGTCTTCTGCTACGAAGCCGGTGGCCTCTGGTGGGTAACTCCGGACGAAGCGCCGATGTTTGCCGAAGCTCAGGATCAACGATTTGTCGTCGATGAATGGGAAGGACCCATTCTGACCTGGCTGGAGGAGTCGCAGATCGGCGAGACCGCCACCGGCAGCGAGATCATGAGTCAGGCACTCAAGCTCGATCCAGGGCACTGGGGCAAACCGGAACAGATGCGGGTCGGTGCGATCATGCACCGGCTGGGCTGGCGACGTTTCCGCTTGGGTGCCTTGACCAAGAGCCGGCAGCGGCCTTGGGCGTACAAGAAACCGGAGGATTGGGGCAGGGCGCCTGCGCTGGATCACACCGAGTTCGAGGAGCCGTGCTTCGATGATTAAAGCGATCGACATGGCCCTCAAGCAATGGGCGCAGGAGCTGCACAGCGACGAGGTAGCCGCCGGTTATTCAGGCGGCAACATGGTGGCGATGATGATGGAGAGCGGGGGGCAGCTTTTGCGCGGCAGGCGCGGGAGCAGGGTGCCGCTGGAAGCCTCTCTGGACATCGAGCGCATCGTCAAGAAACGCCTCGATCCCGAGTTGATGACGGTGGTCCGGGTGCATTACTTCCAGCCTGATGCGCCTTTGACTGCGCGTCTGGCTGAGAGTGGCTGCACACGCAACCTCTACTACCAGCGCCTGCATGACGCTCACATCGTGGTCGAGCACTTCCTGCTGGGGGAAGCGGCTTGATCGCGGGCATTCCTCTGGCTCACACCGTCCCACCGACCTGCGGCCGTCCCACTGCTTTTAGCAGTGGTGGGACGGCTGTAGGCCGCGTCGTTGTTGGGCTGTCCCACCGTCCCACCTTTTTCATGCCTCCCGCCCGTGTATGCGTAGCGGGCATCAATGCGCGTGTTCACGCGCACGCGTGCTTTTAAATATTCTCTCTATACACGAGAAAAGAGAGATAAAAGTAGGACGGTGGGGCAAAGCCCCAATCTGCGGGGCTTTCAGACGTCCCACCTTGTTTTAGAGAGGTGGGACGCATGGGACGCCAGAAAAGCAAAAGACAGCCGGGATAGATATTCACCGACATTCGCCAGCCGTTCACCGGACGTAAGCTACACATTCACCGGATGGCATTAAAACGGTCTTGCTGCCACCAGAATCGACCTGTAAAAAGGGGCCATCTTCGATGGGTGCGACCGCAAAGCGCGGCAGGCCACCCACCACCAGACCCGGCCATTGCGCTGGGTCTTTTTGTTTAAGGGGCAGGGTAATGACGAACGAGCAACAGGCACTGGCAGAGATGCCGATCTGGTTGGTAATTGCCCTTTCATTGGTTGGCGGTGTATCCGGCGAGATGTGGCGCGCTGACAAGGATGGGGCACGAGGCTGGGCGTTACTGCGCCGCCTCGCACTTCGGTCCGGTGCCTGCATCGTTTGCGGCGTGTCAGCGATGATGTTGCTGTTTGGCGCGGGCTTGTTGATCTGGACAGCAGGCGCCCTGGGTTGCTTGACCGCGATGGCCGGCGCGGATGTCGCCATCGGCTTGTACGAGCGCTGGGTCGCCAAGCGGCTTGACTTGAGCGAGGCCGAGCCGAAGTCATGAGCCGGGCAGGCCGGGTAGGGCGCCGATTTTTACGGGTCCTCCCCGAGGGCCGCCCCCTACACGGGTTATCGAACTCGCGGAATCTCTCTAGCTGAAACCTTTGCAGGGATGTCCGTCTTTCCAAGTGGAAGACGGGCCTCCGCACTGATAACGATCACGTATGTGCTGGTTGTAATAGGCGCCTTTGGAAGCAGCAGCTATCAACCCGTTGTAAATATCCAAGGGGACATTACAGAAGTCGTAGAAGTGGCCCTGTTGAAACCGAATCCTCATTCGTCTTGTGCCAGGATCGTAGCCGACAGCAGCAATTACATCGGAACGCATGGCAATCATTTCCATGACATGTCTCCATTTAGCAGATTGTCAAAAAATTCTAGTCGAGCGAGACGGAAATGCAGCCCGGTCGTGGAAAAGGCGCCGGGGACCCTGAGGACTTTCAAAGGACACGGGGTCGGAAACCCGCGGGATCGTGTTAGTGGGAGACCCGCCAGCTTACTGAAATTTCAATCCACTGAAATCTTGAAAGGATTCATTGAAAAGCCGCTGAAAAGGAGGGCTTATGAGCACAGCTACGTACCTGTCAAAGAGCGCCTTTGCTGCGCACATCGGACGGTCACCGAGTTACATCACCTGGCTGAAGGAAAATGGTCGACTGGTCCTGTCTCCCAATGGCAAGCAGGTCGACGTTCTGGCCACCGAAGCATTGATCCGCGATACCGCTGACCCAAGCAAGACTGCCGTCGCTGCTCGCCACCAACAGGAGCGGCTTCAACGTGATGTGTACAGCCACGTCGCTGCACAATCCGAGTCGACTAACATGGCTGCGCCCCCGCCCGTTGATCCCGCGCAAGGGCAGACCCCGGACTTTCAGAAAGCACGAGCGCATCGCGAGCATTACCTGGCGCGTATGGCTGAGATGGAGTTTCGCAAAGCGCAGGGAGAACTGGTGGAAATCAGCTTTGTGCGGAAAGCCGCTTTTGAAACGGCACGTTCGCTCAATCATTCGCTGATGAGTCTGTCGCCACAATTGGCACCACAGCTAGCCGCCCTGTCGGATCCATGGGAAGTCGAACGACAGCTGACTGCTGCACTACGCCAGCGGCTTAACGAAGCCGCTCAAGTGTCCAGTGACGACTTCGGATTTGCATTGAGTGAATGCTAA